AAGATGGACAAGAAGATGATGCAGAAGGCCGTGAACAAACACGAAGGCCGTTTGCATAAAGGTCAGCCCATGACTAAACTTGCTAAAGGCGGTACAGCTTCAAGCCGTGCTGATGGATGTGCTGTTAAGGGTAAAACCAAAGGCACAATGGTGAAAATGGCCGGTGGCGGCTACTGTTAAGGAGAGCATCATGGGTATTCTTGATCGATTGATGGGGAAAAAAGACGCTGGTGCTGGCCGTGGGTTTGTTAACCCCAAGACAGTAGCAGAGATGAATGACGAAGAGCGCAGCCCAGCTGAACGCGAAGCTCGTCAGATGATGAAAGACCGCAAAGAATCTAAAAAGGCCGATGACGCCTATAACGCTGCTATGCCCAGCCCATACAAAAGTGGCGGCAAGGTTTCATCTGCATCATCACGCGCTGATGGTTGTGCTGTAAAAGGCAAGACTCGCGGGAAGATGGTGTAACCATGATGGCCAGCCGTGGAATGGGAGCCATGCGATCTTCCAAAATGCCAAAAGGTGTACGCAAGTCGCGTAGGGATGACACTGACTTTACCGAGTACGCCAAAGGCGGTAGTGTTGGCCTTTACGACAACATCAATGCCAAGCGCAAACGTATTGCTGCCGGCTCTGGTGAGAAGATGCGTAAAGTAGGATCTAAAGGAGCCCCCACGGCTCAAGCTTTCATTAACTCTGCAAAGACTGCGAGAAAATAATGCCCAATTTGTATAACAAACTCATGGCCAAGGATATGCCGCGCGCTGCTGCAGCTCCTACAAGCCGTCAAATGGTTGCAGCCCCCATGGGTTTGCGTTCTGCAATGAAGCGTTATGCTGAAGGTGGAGAGACACCACCACCACCTCCAGAGGAGGAAAGAATGCGTCTAATGGAAAGAATGCGTCCTCGAGAAGAAGAAGCAAGACGTCCAATGGAAACAATGCGTCCTCCAGAGATGGAAACAAGACGTCCTCCAGAAGAGCCACGACCGCTGCCAGACACAGCGCCGCAGCCACGTTATCCAGACACAGCGCCGCAGCCAGTAGAAGTGCGACCAGAGATTTATCCGCAAGATTACGCTGGGCCAAGGGTTGCTGGTACATCACAAACCCAGCAAGTGGGGCCGCGCACTTCCTATCGTCAGGAGGCTGATGGCACATTAACTGAGATTGGCTACAATGGCCAGCCTGTTTCTGGTTACACGCCAGAACAGTGGGCTATGCACAACGCTACGATGGGCATTAACCAACCTAAGTTTAATTATGTTTGGAATGGCGAAGGCTATACCAAAGTACCAGCTGGCGCTCAAACTGGCTATGATTCCGGCACAACTACTGCTCCTCCGCGTTTAGAAGAGTCTTACGGCCCGACAACAACGCCGTTTCCGGGTCAAGATACGGCGACAATGCCAATGTTTCCTGACACAGCGCCAGATCCATACACGGCTCCAATGCCAAACTATGATATTGGCTATGATCCAGGCGTTGCTCCAATGAAAGACTACCGCCCAGAGCCGGTCTATGAACCAATGCCCGAGCCAAAGTATGCGTACCCAGAATCAATGCCCGAGCCAAACTACGAGCAAATGCCAGAGCCAAGCGTTGATCCACGAATGGAAATGCTTAGAAAGGCACTTAGCGGTCAAGGCGTTTCATCCATTGGAAATTCGCAGCAGCTTGCATCACTTCTCCAAATGTTGGGATATAGCAAATGACAACAACAGGAACCACAGCCTTTAATCTTGAGTTCACCGAGCTCGCTGAAGAGGCGTGGGAGAGAGCTGGCCGGGAGATGCGTTCAGGTTATGACCTGCGCACAGCTCGCCGTTCTCTTAACCTGATGACCATTGAGTGGGCTAACCGTGGCATCAATATGTGGACGATTGAGACTGGGACTATTAACTTAGTTCAAGGATTGGCCACATACGCGCTGCCCACGGATACGATTGATTTGTTGGATCATGTGATTCGCACACAGCCTAATCAAGCATCTACTCAATCAGATCTCAGTATCACGCGAATTAGTGTTTCAACGTATGCGACCATCCCAAACAAGCTGGTGCAAGGCCGGCCAATCCAAGTCTGGATTCAACGTCTGTCTGGGGAAACAAACCCAACAGCGGCCACGTTAAATGGCACCATCACGGCAACCGATACAACTATAACACTTGATATAGTTGAGGGGTTGGCTGGGTCTGGTTTCATCCGCATCGATTCCGAAGACATCTACTACACCTATATCAGCGGTAATACGTTGGGCGGTGTATTCCGTGGCCAGAACAACACTACAGCTGCACCGCACACCACTGGTGCTTCTATCTTTGTGCCCCAGCTGCCGGCCATTACTGTGTGGCCAACACCAGACGGCTCACAGCCTTATCAGTTTGTTTACTACCGTATGCGCCGCATTCAAGACGCTGGCAAGGGTATCCAGACAGGCGACATGAATTTCCGCTTCTTGCCCGCTGTGGCTGCAGGTTTGGCCTACTACATCGCCATGAAGGTTCCTGAGTTGCAGGGGCGTTTGGATATGCTTAAGGCCGCCTATGAAGAGCAATACAAGCTGGCAGCCCAAGAAGACAGGGAGAAAGCTACGTTGCGTTTAGCGCCCCGTATAGCGTTTATTGGCGGTGGTTCTTAATGACTACACCATACGCATCGGGCAAATACTCGATTGCCGAGTGTGATCGGTGTGGACAGCGCTACAAGTTAAAGCAGCTGAAGGTTGAGGTCATTAAGACCAAGCTATATCAGTTGAAAGTTTGCGAAGCGTGTTGGGATCCAGATCAGCCGCAATTGCAGCTTGGTATGTATCCTGTTAATGATCCCCAGGCCGTGTATCAACCCCGTCCGGATGTAACGTATACAACGGCTGGCTTGAACGCGCAGGGTAATTTAACAGGTGGATCGCGAGACATCCAGTGGGGCTGGAATCCCGTGGGTGGATCGAGTAGTTTTGATGCTGCATTGACGCCAAACTACTTGGTTTCCACAGCATTTGTTGGTACAGTAACTATATCTTAAGGAGCTTGAAAATGGCGTATACAAAATCAGCTGACGGCGTGGCCAAAAAAGGCAAGACTCACGCTGAAATCTTCCCAAACAGTGGCCCAGCTGCTGCTGCTACTAAGGGCGGCAAAAAAGGCGCTGGCGTGACCGGCATGGAAATGCGTAAGGTCGGTCGCAACATGGCTCGCGCAAACAATCAAAAGCGAGGCTAATCATGGCTACATACAGCAAAAAAATGATGGGCAAAGAAGTTGGCGATGCCAAAGTCTACGCTCCGCCGCACACCATGAAGGGTGAAAAAGTGGCACCTAAAGAGAACCCAGGTTCTGGCCCTAACCGCAGCCGTGCTGATACTGTTGATATGTCTGTTGGCAACGTCAGCAAAAAGGCTCCTGGTGGCCCTAAAACATCCGGCATTAAGATGCGTGGAGCTGGTGCAGCTACCAAAGGCATTATGTCTCGCGGCCCAATGGCGTGATCTAAATGACAGCAATGAACTACTCACAATTGGTGACTGAGGTACAGAGCTACACTCAGAACACTTTCGACACTACTGACATCAACACGATGATTCAGCAAGCCGAACAGCGCATCTATAACACGGTGCAGCTGGCCAATTTGCGTAAGACATCAACAACAGCATTGACAAACGGTGTTCAGACATTCAATGCACCAGATGATTTACTCTCTGTTTATTCATTTGCTGTCGTGTTACCTACGGGCGAGTATGTGTATTTGTTGGACAAAGACCCCAACTTTATGCAAGAGGCGTTTCCCAATCCATCGGTGACTGGTACGCCCAAGTACTACGCTTTCAACGGCCCGCAAACTACTCTAACGAGGTTGCAGTTCATCCTTGGCCCAACGCCTAACGCTGCCTTGGCCACAAGCCTGCAGTACTTCTATCAGCCAGAGTCTATTGTGACGGCCACAAATACATGGCTGGGTGACAACTTCAGTTCAGCGCTGCTGTATGGCACGTTGTGTGAGGCTGGCACATTCATGAAGAGTGGCCCTGACGATGGTATGTACCAGATGTATCAAGACCGGTACGTCCAGGCTATTGCTCTTCTCAAGAACTTGGGTGATGGTAAACAGCGCAGCGACTCTTATCGTAATGGTCAAACCAGGGTTTCTGTTTCATGATCGTACAAACTCAAACAACCAGCTTTAAAGCCGAGTTGTATCGTGGCATCCACGATCTCACTACAGATGTGATCAAGATTGCCCTGTACACCGCTGCTGCAGACTTAAACGAGAACACAACCATCTACTCCACCAGCGGTGAAGTGGCGGCGACTGGAACATATTCGCTTGGTGGTTCTCAATTAACACCCATAACGGTGGATTCTTCTGGCTATACAGCGTATGTTGGCTTTCCAAATATCTCTTGGAGTGGCACAATTACGGCACGTTGTGCGTTAATTTATAACGCCAGCAAGGGCAACAAATCAATTGCTGTGTTGGATTTTGGATCAGACAAAACAATGTCTCCCACTTTCACAATCACGATGCCCGTCAACAGTGCAACAACAGCGTTGATTCGCAGTTCATATTAAAGGTAGATCATGCCAAGTACCTACTCAACCAACCTAAAGATTGAGCTGATCCCAACTGGCGCGCAGTCTGGTGTGTGGGGTGTGACCACGAATGCCAACCTTGGCACTGCGATTGAGCAAGCTATCGTAGGTACAGCTACTTGCGTAACGGGCGATTTCACTGCCAATGTAGCCACATACACACTGATCGACACAAACGCATCCCAGACGGCTCGTGCGTTCTGTTTGAATGTCACCGCTACTCTGACTGGCGCCGGCACGATTAACGTTCCTGCGATCCAAAAGCCTTACCTTGTTTTCAATAACTCTGTTGGCGGATTTGCCATCACTGTTAAAGTCAGCGGCCAGACGGGTGTAACTATCCCCAATGGCAAGAAAGCTTGGCTCTATAACGATGGTACAGATGTAGGTGTTGCGTTTGACTATGCGCCATCTTTGACGTTGGGCACTCCTTTGTTGCCTGCTTCAGGTGGTACTGGAATTGGCAGTTTGGGTGCTGGTGTAGCCACATGGCTTGGAACACCCAGCAGCGCGAATCTTGCTGCTGCAGTGACTGACGAAACCGGCTCTGGTTCGTTGGTATTTAGCACCTCACCAACACTTGTCACGCCGATTCTAGGAACACCAACATCTGTTACGCTGACAAATGCGACCGGCCTGCCTTTGACAACAGGTGTAACTGGTACGCTGCAAACCAATAACGGTGGTACAGGTGTTAACTCCTACACCGCTGGTGACCTTACATACTACGCATCTGGTACAGCGCTAACTAAGCTGCCGATTGGTACGCCTGATTATGTTCTGACCTCTACCGGCACAGCTCCACAATGGTCGCCACCTTCTTCAGTGGTGATTGGTACAGCTAACAACTTGGCTGGCGGTGCTACAGGTTCGGTTCCATATCAATCTGGTGTCAGTACAACAACATTCTTGGGTCTTGGTTCTCTTGGCCAAGTAATGACTGCTGGTGCAAGCGGCCCGACATACGTTAACCAAAGCACCTTGTCTGTTGGTACAGCCACAAACTTGGCTGGTGGCACTGCAAACCAACTGGCCTACCAGACAGGTGCTGGTGCAACAAGCTTCGTCACTGCTCCATTAACGGCCAATTACGTCTTGACATGGTCTGGCTCGGCATTTACTTGGGCGTCTGTTCCGTCTGTAACGGCTACCGGAACACTTCTTGGTGGCACAGCTGGTGCAGTTGTTTATCAAAGTGCTACAGACGTATCGGCATTCACAACGGTTGGCGCTGCTGGTCAGCCTCTGGTTTCAAACGGAACGAGCGCGCCAGCGTTTGCCACATTGGGCATTTCTGGTGGCGGTACAAATTCTACTTCCACTCCAACGGCGGGTGCGGTAGCATACGGCACAGGAACAGCATTTGCATTTTCAACTGCTGGAACGGCTGGGCAGGCTCTTGTCAGTAACGGCGCAGGCGCACCTACATGGCAGGACTTTTCATCAACCCCCAGCTTCTTACTTATCAACGCAGGAGTCAGTTAAATGGCAACGAACGCACAATATACAAAGAACGCCCGACAAGCATCGGTTGCGATTAGCACGGCAAATACAAACCGTGACGGCACAGGAACAATGACCATTTTGTGGACTGCTCCTGCTTATGTATCAGATACATTTCCAGGTGGTTCACGCATCGAGCGCATCATCGTCCAAGCCACTGGCACGACCACAGCGGGTATGGTGCGTTTGTTTGTGAGTTCTGACGCGGCGGCTAACACTGCGGCAAACACGTTCTTGTACGAAGAGGTGCCTGTGACGGCGGCTACACCTTCTACTACAGTGCAGGCGTACTCAACAGTGCTTCAAGCTGTGACGTACCAGACACTGTTCCCTATCATGATTGGCCCCGGATGCACTTTGCGTGTGTCCACGGCTAACGCTGAATCTTTTGTTGTGACTGCAATGGGCGGAGACTACTAAAATGGCAAATGGATCTTTTGGACTTAGCGGTTTACCTTCCGCACCAACCACTGTTGGCTCTGCGCCAAACAACCCGCTGACTCCTGTTAGCGTGGCTGTAAACAGCACCGCTGGTTTCCAAGCTGGTGATTTGGTTTACAACTTTGGCGGTGATATTGCCACAGTGCCAAACAACTACGTCAGCAGTGGAACATTTCCCATTGTTGATAGTTTGCCAGTATCTGCTGTAAACACTGCTTATGGGGAGCTTTATCCTTCACCATATAGCAAGGGCTATGCGTACAAAGACCTTACCGTTGCAAAATTGACAGACGGTAATATTGTTGTTGTTTATCTATCAAATAGCCAAAGTAACGGAAATCAACCGTACTTTAAAGTTGTCAGTGAATCTGGTGCAGTTGTTGTCACAGATACGCGGATTTCCACAAATGCTGGAAATTTTGGCGGTATAAGTGTTTGCGCATTAACTGGTGGTGGTTTTGCTGTTGGCTGGAATGACACTAGCGCCCAAAACGTTTGGTACGCAATTTACGCCAATCCATCTGGTGGCAGTTGCGCAGTTGTTCTGGCGGCAACACAAGACGGTGGCCTAACAATATCTAGTAATGGTGGTTTATGGCATCAAGTTGTTGCGCTTCCGAGCGGGAATTGGATATTTGCCGCCGTAAATACTTCGTCTGTTATATATCATAAAATATTAAGTCCAACAGGAGTTCAAGTTTATGCTTGGACAAATACTTCGTTGACCTTGTCAACTTCAGTGTCTAGTTTTTTTAGATATGTTGCTCGTAGCAATAACACTTTTGTTATTGTCTACATTGGCACATCTTCGCAGTTTAACTACGCTGTTTATAGTGCAACCAATACAGTTGCAAAAACAACCGCAGTATTAACAAACGTGGCGACACCGGGAAACGTTGCTGCCGCTGGTAGCGCCGAAGCTTTTTCTAATGATGTAACGCTTGTAACTTTTGCAACTGGCTCTACGCCATACTACATTACGATTAGCGCGGCAAACGTTGCTGGTACGGCTACAAGTTATACAACAGCAGACTTTCCAAATTCTATTTTTTGGACAAAAGCGAAAATCCTTGCAAACGGTAACTACATTTTGGCGTTTACCTCACAGCAGGCGAGTGTAAATACTCCTTGGTCTTGGGTTTTAAACTATAACATTTACAACTCTTCTCATGTTTTACAACAATCCTATCAAACAATTGCAAGCTTTTCGATTTCTTCAAGTTTTCTTCCTAATATTGTAGAAACAACAAACTTTATTCATATACTTGGTATTCCCGTACAACAGAACATTGGCAATCAGAACGGATGGAACAGCGCTCCTTTTGGTTTGCAGTGGGCAAAAGTTTCCCCGACAACTTACGCTATTATTAGAAACAACACCGTAAGCGCAACTGTTGGGACTACCGCCGCACAACCTGTTAGCGGTTATGCTAGAGGTTCATCAACACCAACATTAGCGGCATTTTTTGCGGCAACAACAGGTACTGTTAGCACGACCTCTACGGCTGGCGCTTTTGTAGTTCCACAAACCACAATTGATACTGGCGGTACGGCTGATGGAATAGACACCGCGTCTTTAAGTGACGGTTCTTGTTTGGTTTTGTACAGGCTTGTTAGTTCAGCCTCACTTAAATTGGCTGTAATTTCACCTACTGGAGTTTTAACCGCAACGTATACACTGGTTTCTTCCGTGTACAGCGCCGCGTGGGGCAATGCGCGAGGGTCTCAGAAACTTGCTGTTTTGACAGATGGAAAAATTGCTGTTACTTATGTGACATCATCT